TTACCCAGCCTCTTTTCCGTCCATTCAGAGAACGACGGAGCATTGGTTCTGATTGTTGGCGTGTTTGCGCCAGACGCCGCCGGCAAATTTACTCCAGCGGCGCCCTGAACGGTTTGGCTCTGTCACTTCGCATGTTTCAGCGTATATTCTTCAAACGTCATGTAGAGCCTCCCTATTATGCATTTTCTGCAGCAAACTGAACATAAGCTGCCAAATATTCCTCATAGGTGTCATAGTACGCGACTTCGGCCATGGTTCCGCCGCCGCTTTTCCTTTTCTGCCATTCTGATTTCGTCATCATTCCGGAGGCCTTGTCTCCGGATACGCCTTTTGACTTCATATATTCCACAGCGGTGCCGTAATCGGAAAACGTGGTCAAGCTGTTCCCGTCTGTAAAGTACTTTCCCTTGTACCCAGCATTCTCGATTGCCTCCTGCGTGTAGTCCTGAGCCATCAGCGCCTGGATCACGCTGTCGGACTGGTCCCCGCCGTTAAAGGCTTTTTCCGCATCGCTTAAATCCGCAGCGTCACCGGATCCGCTTCCTGAACCGCCGCCGGCCGCCTTGCTCTGCGTGTACTTGGTGTACCAGTTGTTATAGGACTGATCGGTCGTCGGAGTCCCGACGGGCACGCCCAGCGCGTTTGCCACGTCCTGCGTCGCATATCCGTTGGTCGTCCAGACGGAAAGCGCATTTTCGATCTCCTGCTGCTTCCCTGCTGCGGCCGTCTTTTGCTGCTCATTGTCGATGCTCACCTGGTCGAGCATCCGGCTGTACTGCGTATCTTCCTGCGCCATACTGCGGTTGTACAAGGTCTCCTCCTGGTCCCGCTCGCGGTTAAAAGCCGTCGCCTCCTGCTCCTGCAGCTCGTCGAGGTTATCCTTATCCATGCTGTACTCAGCCAGGTACCGCTCATACGCCTGTTGGTACAGCGTCGGGATCTTGTCGGCCAGCTCAGCCATGTGGCCGTTATAAACCTGCTGCCCCGCCGTGGCGGCATAGGAGCTGGCAAGGCCGCCCGTCCGTGCCGATACCTGCCCCACAGTGTCCTGCATGGCCTGTTCGCCCTTGCGTGTAAACTCCGCTTCATACTGCGCATATACCGGATCCGTCGTGTGGTCATAGGAGAAGTCCTCCCGGTTTAGAAGGTCATCTGTCAGCGCACTGATTCTGCCCGCCGTGCCCGTCTGCCCCGCCAGAGCGCTCTCCGGCTGCTCCTGCGCCGGGCGTTTATAATGGGCAATATAGTTCAGTGCCGACTGATAGATATTGTCGTTTGCGTAGTTACTAAGCCCAGGCTCAGAGGCTGTTTTTTCCGTGCGCTGCGCGAGGACGTCTCCAACCTCTTCAGCGGTCCCGCCCGTCTCCATGAGATTCTTCAGAATTTTGGAATAGTCGATATCCTTGTCATATGTTTTTGCCGCCATAATGCTCAGCCTCCCTCCAACTCTTCAATGCGCGCTTCCAGCTCTATGATCCGTTTGTCTTTTTGCAGCATGGCGTATTCAATTGCCTCTTGCATTGAGAAAAGATAATTTGCAATGTTTTTTGCGGTCGCTATGTCTCCTGCCGGCGGTGATTTTGAGAAAACGGCCATGTGTTACACCTCACTTCCAACCTGATATTCCCGCACCATGCTGCGGATCACGCATCCGCCGGTGCCGGACAGCCGTATGGATAGCTTGTCGCACCGGTTCATGGTCAGCGGAATGATCTCCGTCCGCTTGGTGGCGTCCGTGCAGGCCCACTCCTCCACCCAGGCGCCGTCATCCGCCTTCACCTCTGCCCTGACAGACGCGCCGGTCGAAAGCTCCAGCCGCAGATAAAGCCGCAGGTATTGCTTTTTGTTGTGGACCGTCTCATAGATGGGCGCAAACTCCGCCAGCCACTGGACGATCTCCGTGCTGTCCGCCTGCTCTGCCTGATATACCTTTGTTCCGGCGATAAAGTGCAGCACACCGTCGAGGCAGGTAAAGTCCAGCGCGTGGGTGTTGTCCACATGCAGCCAGAGGCGATGCTGCGTGTCATAGCTGAACATATGCCAGGCACCTGCGTCATCCATCATGGACACGAGGTACTGGAAGCCATCCGCCCCCGCGTTGGCGTTTGTATACCGCCTGGTTCCAAAGTCTTCGCTGATGAGCTGCGGCGTCCCGCCGGTGTAAGCATAGATTCCGTTTCGGCCCTTGTAGTAAAGCACCTCATTGATGATTTCAAGGCTCTTATGGCTGCCCGCCTGCAGCCCTGTGATGTTATAAATGTACATGTAAAAATCCGACGGCTGCGTCCCGACGATTTTGTGCAGGCAGTTGTCCTTCCAGAAGAGTACGCAGTCCGAATAAGCCACGCAGCCGGTGAAGTCTCCGTCTGTGCCGACGGCCACTGTATAGCTGTCGGTGGAAAGGTTTTCAAATACCTCAAAGTTGCGCGGATCGCCGAGGGCGGAGGCGTAGATGGTCTTATCCTGCACGCCCCAGAGCCGGTTGTCCCACTCGCAGATAAACTCCAGATCCGGCACCGACCGTTTGATCAGGATCGCGGCCGCCTCACTCCCCGCGGTGAACGTGGCCGCGTCAAAGGTAAGTACATACGCCGAAACGCTCCGTATAATTGCGCTCTTGTTATTTGCGGGTATGCTGGAGCACCCGGAGATAGTAACCATATCGCCGATGGCAAAGGAGGCAGTCAGGTCGGCATTGGTTTGATTGGCATCATAGAGGGTATAGACAACCTCTGTCACTTCCATTTCCGCGCCTTCGTCGCTCCAGCTGGATTTTGCTTTAATTCTGGAATAGATGCCGTTTGCATTTGCCGGATCAAAGGCGGATGCGGACGGCAGCTCCCCGCCCGTCCCGCACCAGACGACTGGAATATAATATCCAGCATTGTACGAGACCCTGACTTGCATCCCAACCGTTGCGGCCGACGCCTTGACTACGATCCCGTTGGTCTGCAGAATGCAGGCTTCCTCATTGGAATACCAGGAACGTCCGGTTCTCGTGACGGTTTCCCCGGTTGATGGGTTTGCATTGAGCGTCACCGTATTTGTCTCAAACACCGCCGTGTTGGCCAGCGCCTGCACCTGCGCGTCGAGATTCACCAGTTTAGGGCTTGCGGGGTTTGACACATCCAAATACTTTTTATCCGGCCAGAAGCAAAACTTGGTGTTGATCACAGCAAATTGTTTTTGGCCGGATAAAACAGGGCCAATATTCACGCCGTCATAGTAGAAGTCTGTTCCATCCACCACGCAAAGTTTGCCCCACGCAAAGATAGCGGTCGGCGCCGTGTAGGTGTCGTCCTCCGCCCTCCCGCCGCGCTGGGAAAGCACCGGGTACCGGGCAGAGGTGAGCCCCCTGCTGTCTAGGAGCTCACCGTCTTTTGGATTGTCAGTGTAATTGATGCCGCCGAACGCGATATTCTGCCGCTGCGTCGGCTGGCTTAACTGCTTCATTGCGGGCAGCCTCATGTCCCGGCCTCCATTTCGCTCCTAGATTTTTGATGCCTGCTGCGCGGCGAGTTTCATTAAATAGCTTGAATAATTCTCTTGTGCGACTTTCGCCGCTTCGAACGCCTCTTCCACATCGCCGTTCGTTTTTTGTGACAGCACTTTTTTAGCGGTTACCATCGACAGCTTGCAATTTGCTGAGATGAGTTCCATGGACAGGCGACTCTCCTCAGTGCGGCGTATTGCCCGTTCCTCCGATTTTTGGCGGTCACGCTTGCTGCGCGTCTCCACAACGGCCACAAGAACGGCAAACGCACCGGCAAGGATGGAGCAGACGATCTCCAGCATGGCCTACTCCTCCTTTTTAACCGTCTCCGTTGCGGTCTGTGCCGCTTCCACGGCCTTCGCAACACCGGCGGCATCAATCTTCCCCTCGGTGACGATATAAGTCACAACGGATAAAATGGCAGTGACCGCGCCGGCCACGGTGGAAATATCGCTTGTATCCACGCCGAGGGCGATTGCAATGCCGGTCGCCACGCCTGCAATGGCAAGCCACAGCTTACGGCTGGACAGTTTCTTTAATATCGTGCTCATTTTTATGCCTCCCCATCTGTGTCGCCGGTGTCGTCGATACTTTTCGATGGCTTGTCCGGCCACTGATTATGTACGCTCAAATTCTCAAACAATGATTTCAGGCAGTAGATCAGCACCACGCCCACAATCTCGGTGATGGCCACCTTTGATAAGCTCTCTGCGATATCAGCACGGCCGCACCACGCCAGCAGGTAGGAGCACCACACCCATGCAATACCGTTGCCCAGACAGATCCACGCAATCCGCTTTGTCGTGGTCTGTTTTACCGTTCTCATTTCATCGCCTCCGCCAGCTTCACGATCAAAGAATCGCCATAGCGATAGTCGTCCGCGATAAACTGAATGGTCGCGTCCGACAACCCCGCCTTTTCTTTGACTACCTTTTTAGCTTCCGGTACTGTCATATCCGCATCCTCCTTTTCCTGATAGATTGGCATGGCCGGCGGGTACTTACCCGCACGGATCATGCTCCCTGTGTACCTGCCGTGATCACTCCATTGGAAGAGAGGCTTGTCCACAAAGGACTTCCAGTCGCCCCCCCACTCAAAGCCCATCTTCCTGCCGATGGCGCCGATGCCCGCCCAAAACGCATTGTCGTCGTATTCATGGCCTTTGATGTTCTTGCAGCAGTCAAAGGCCAGCCCTGCCTTGACGCTGTGGAAGGTGGCGGGCGGTTTCCCGCCGGTCCCCTTCTCGTAACATTGCTGCTGGTATTCATCGTCGCGCACCGTTCCGGTAACCAGGACGGGATAGCCTTCCTCCTTGCACAGTGCAATGAATTTACGGCAGTTGGCAGCTACGTCAGACCGCAGCTGGTCAATGTCTCTGCTGTTAAGCATATGCAGCCTCCAATTCATTTGTAGATGGTCTGAGAAATCTCATTATTTCCCCCTCCTTTTAACCATATAACACCAACCATGACCCGTAAGCGAATACACCTGAGCCTGCTGTTACGCTTATCTGACCTGCCGAGTATGATACACTTCCGGAAACCACGTATGTAGTTTCCCCACTTCTCATAAGACATTGGACTGTAGCACCGTTGGTTCTAAATGCTAATACGCGACCACTTGTTGCGGAGTTATTATTAACGCACATCCCCATTGACCAAGTTGCTAATTTAGTAGTTGTGGTGTTTATATATCCATATTCATTTGACCATGGGCTTGAAGACAACGGGGCTGATGCAGGCTCCAGTGTTCCAATGACATTAAAAATATTTACATCTTTTCTTATATTAGCGGCGACTAAATCAGCGTCGCCAGCGACGGAACCGGAACCGTTATGATACCCGGCCTGAATCGTTTGGGCCGTGGTTCCCGGTGTAATATTTACCGCGCACCGGTTCGTCATGGTTCCAGTGATCTTTGTATTATCCACATATGCTGTTTTCCCGCTTAGAATATCTGCGGCGGTCGCTGTCGCGTCTTTTGTGCTTTTCCCGCCTGCGTTCGTCCGTCCTACCGCCATTTAAGCCACCTCCTTGGTGCAGGTGATGGTTGGAATCGTCAGGTTTGCGCCCGGCACGGCGTTGGCGTACAGGTACACTCCACCCGCGTAGCAGGCCGCCACCGGTGCCAGCACTCCACCGGTTGCATCGTCCGGAGCAAATACCACGCTGGGTGTCATGTCCGCTGTCACGCCCGCAAGCGCTACAGTGGCCCGATATCCCCAGTTTGTAAAGGTTGCGTCAGCCACAAACGCTGTGGTAAAAACGGATGTACCTGTAAAGGTTAAACCCTGTACATATCCGCTGTGGCTATGCACCGCAGCAGCAGCCCCCACATCCGCCGGTGTCGCCCCGTGTGGGTTCCCGGTTGCCTGGCTGTGGTCGTATGCCGTCTTGCCCCGGTCGCCTCTGTAAGCGGTTGTCGATGTCTCCCCCAATGCGATACTCGGAGAGATTTCAACGTACGTTGACCCGCTCCATCGGTATGCCAAAAGCGTATTCAGGTCGACATAGATTTTTCCACCTTCGCCCGTGATTGGAAATGTGTAAATGTCTACATATTCCAGCACATCATCCACATAAGATGGCAGCTGCGACGACGGCACCTTGCCGCTGGCGTCCAGCTCCGCCACTCCACTTGCAGTTCCTTTTTGTAATATGGGGATGCTGGCCGCTTCAGCAGCCGCCTGTGCCGCACTTGCATAGCCCTGCGCCTCTGTTTTTGTTGCGTAGTCGCCGCCAACAATGGATGCCGCCTGCTCCTTGTAATACTTCGCGTTGTCAGTGTCCTCACCTGCACGGGTGCCCGTTCCGCCTACTGCATAGCTCTCGGACAGCACGGCAGAAGAATCCGCGCCGCCTTTTGCTGTTTCAGCAAGGCCCTTTGCTGTCTCCGCTGCCGCTTTTGCAGTATCTGCACCTGTTTTGGCGGTTTCTGCGTTCACCTTTGCCGTCTCCGCTCCGGTTTTCGATAGCGCTGCGGCATCACGGGCTGTCTCTGCAAGCCCCTGCGCTGCCTGTGCGCCTGTTTCTGCTTCCTCCGCTGCGCCCTGTGCTGCTTCGGCGTTCCCCTCCGCCGTCTCCGCATTGGTTTTGGCGGTTTCTGCCGCCGTCTTTGCCAGCAAAGCAGCATCACGGGCGCTTTCCGCCGCCGCTTGTGCTGTTTCCGCATTCGTTTCTGCCGTCTCAGCATTTGTCACCGCCGTCTCCGCCGCGCCCCTGCTCCCGGCAGCTCCGGCCGCAGCCGCCTCCGCTGCTGTCTTTCCGGCAGCAGATAGCTCCGCGTAATACTTAGCGTTATCAGTGTCTTCTCCCGCTCGAATACCGGTACCGCCCCTGGCCCAGCTCTCCGCCAGGGCAGGCGATAGCGTCCCGTTGTCCACCCAGGCAGCTCCGTCCCAGATGTAGAAGATGTACGGCTCCGCGCTTCCCACTCCATACCCGTCGCCCACGGCCGGCGCAGTGACTGCCGCAGTCAGCGCGTCAAGCGTGGCATAGAAGCCCAGCACCCGGAATCCGTTTCCTTGCGGACCTGTCAGGGACTTAAGCCACTGCTCCTCCGTCCCGGCAAAGCCGTGATTGACTGCCGCGCCGTAGGCGGAGATATAGTATCCGGCCGTAATTGCCCGCCCGCTTGCCGGGTTGTATGTCCGCGCATACCAGCGTGCGAATTCCCCCATGAAGCTGTTAAACATCTGCATTGAATTCTGATATCGTCCATACTCCCCGCGGGCAAAGTCAACCATGGCCGTGAGATAGGTCCAGTAGAGCTTGTCATAGGGCGGCGCCACCAGCACCTTTGTCCCCGATCCGTCATATGCCACGGTGGCAGTCTCCGTCTCCCCGGTTTCTCCGGTGTCTGCAAAGGTGTCATCCGGAAAAGTTAGCGTCTTCCCGTCTGCGGATACCGCGCTGACGGTCGTGGAAATATTGTTTCCCGAATAGTCGGAAAGCCCCGTGATCGCAATAAGATCACCGGAGCGTAATTTTGTCACAGTCGGAAACACCATCTTGTTTGCGGCCGGGAATGTCACGCCCGTCCCTGCCCAGGTATAAGAATAAACATAGGACACGATGTCGGCGGGCGCAATCAGCATTACGTCGGTCTGCACGATGCCCTCAGCTTCGCTGATCCACGCGGCCTTTGTGTTGTCGTCAAGTTTGTTTGGGTTGATGCCGTCTACGAAATCAATGATTTCAGCAAGCGTCTTTGACATAATTTCACTCCTCCACATATTCTGTGGCGTTAGGGCGGCGGCTCCAGCCGCCGCCCTTGTCTATGTCCCCGCCTTTATTAGGCGAGCGCGATAATCTTTCCCCAGAAACGCGCGGCGCCGGCGGTTCCGGTTCCCACGTTGGTGACGGCTGCCTTAATTGCCGTGCCTCCGGCAGCGCCCACCAGGGACGCTGCTTTGTAATACTTGCCCGCTGTTCCCTCTGTGACGTCAGCAGCGGCCATAAGCGCGTCCGCGGTTCCGGTTGTACCGAGCAGCACAATCGGAGTGCCTCCGGCGAAAGGAGTTGCGACTTGGCAAATGACCGCCGTAAGGACGCTGCCTGCAGGCAGCGTGTAGACGGTGACGCCGGTGGCGATGCTCGCTGTGTTGTACGCGATGGGAGTAAACTCTACCCAGCGCTCCATTCCGGGTGCAGTGAGCACTCCTGTTACATTGAGGGCGCCACCAACGGCAGTGTCTCCGGTCACAGTCAGGTCATCGCCGACCTTCAGGTCTCCGGACGTCTCCAGGTTTGTGAACTTGGTATATTTATCAGCCATCACTTAGCCCTCCATTAGGAGAGCGCGGTGGCGTCTGCCACACCGCCGCACAGTGCAAAGCGCCAGTCGTTGAAGCCGGCGGTGAAGCGGGAATAGCCGCGCCACACGTTGGCGTCCGTGTTCTCATCGAGGGTGGAGCGCACGTCCAGCTGCGTGCGGTCAAGCCACACAGCGCCGCCGTACTGCTCGTTGTACTTCGAGTCCGTCAGCATCCAGGGCGCCGTTCCGGCGGTAATGAACTGATTTAAGTACGGCCAGACGACCACGTTCCAGCGGCCGAACAGGTAGTTAAAGCCGTTATTTGCCGTCTCGGGATCCTTGTCCGCACCGATGGCGGCAAACACGGTCTTTTTGAGGGTGAACAGGTTGGGGATGACAATGGTGTCCGGCGCCACGTCCAGGACTTCCTCATTGTCGCCGCGGTAATTCTGCATGATGACCTCTGCCATGCCAAGCGCGTCGGCGGAAAAGGCGTCCGCGAACAGGTTGCACTGCGTCGCGCCTTTGACCTTCGCTGTATGGGCCGCGTGGAACAGGCCGAGTCCGTCCGCACTCAGGGTGCTGAAGGTCTTGCCGCGGAAGGTCACGGCGGCGGTGCTGGTGATCCCGCCTCCGATGAGAGCCGCGCCGAATTTCTCACGAGTGCGGTGGTAGCCGGCGATAAAGCCTTCAGGCTTTTTCTTCATGTCCATGAGCTTGGAGTCCTCGATCATCTCTCTGGAGATGCCGAAGGAGTCTTTCCATGTCATGTGTTCCAGCGTCTTGCTGTAGCCCTCCTGCTGGCTGTCGTCCGGATATGCGCCGTTTTCGCCCACGGCCTGGAAGCCGTCCATGGCGGTGAGCGCAGTCAGTTTCTCCCCGTAATGGGTGCTCTTGCCCATGTTGAACAGGTTCTTGATTACGCTTTCCTTCTCGAATGCCTCTCCGCGTTTTTCGAGGAACATCCGGATTGGGGCCTGGCTTTTCCCGAATATGGAATCATTCAGGCCGGAGCCTTCAGTAAATGTCATGTTACTTTTCTCCCTTCATTGTTGTCACGCTGCGCTCACCTGCGCGACGGTCGATAAGCCCGACCTCCGCCGGAAATGCCGTTCGTGCAAGCACGAACCTGTTTTCCGGTCTGCGGCCTTTCTTATCTCCCTGCTCCGGTGGCTCGCGCTTCTTTTCTTACGCGAATGTGATGAAGCGACCGCGGACCGTTGCACCGGCCGCAGCACCTTCAACATAGTTGACCTGGAAATTTGCGCCCGTGGTGCCGTTGTCGTCGATGAGTAGCCCGCCAGCCAGCACATCATAGGCAGTTCCCACCACCATGGCGTTGGTGCTGTCTTTCTGGCACTCCCACACCTGGTCGGGCATGATCTTGACGACGGGGATGAGATCTCCCGCTGTGCAGGCGGCGCTCTTGTCCACCATGCTCATGTAGGTGGCGTCATTGGCCACCGAAGCAATGGCCAGGTTCCCGCTCGTCTGGTACAGTGCCATGCCGATCTTGGGCGTGATCGCCCCCGCCGGCAGGTATTCGATAGGCGGTACGCGGCCGTCATCGGTTGTATAGAGTTTAAACACTTGAATTCGTCCCTTCATTTTCTGGCCGCTCCGTCTTTTTCCCCGGTCATCCGTGTGCTGGAAGTGGATAGGAGTGCGGCCTTATTTTTTCTTGTAGCTGTTGTAATGCTTCTGGATCTCTGCGTCGGTCGCCTTCGGGTTGAACTCGCGGTAAAGCGCGATTTCCTCCGGCGGCACGCTGATGGCGCCCGTTCCTCTTGCCGCGGTCGACGTCAGGTGCGCTTTGCTGTTTGCAAGGTTGAGCGCCTGCTGCTGGGCAGCTGTCTGAGCTGTTTTGCTGAGTTTGTCCCGATTCGACAGATAGAACGCATCGTAAAAGGAGTTTCCACGCCTTACATACTCGCGGAATTGTTCGGCTCGTTCCATTTTCAGCAGGTCTTCCACCGTTTTGATGGAGGGATCGAGTTTGCCAATCTCGGCCAGCTCTTCTTTGATTTTCACCTGGGCCTGGGCTTTCTTTGCCGCAGCCTCTTCAGCCTCCACCTGTGAGATGAGTTTCTGAGCTTTTTTCATGATAGGTGTCTCTTCGACGACTTTGCTCAGCGCCTCAGGCGTCAGCTTTCCTTCTCTCAGGTTCTTTTGCAGCTGCGCTGCGGCATGCTGCGCCTTGTACGCCTGGTATTCCGCCAGGTTCGTAATCGGCTTGTTCCCGTCCAGGGGGTTCTTCAGCCCGGCAGATGCAAAGAAGTCGTCCCATTGCTTTTTGGCCGCTTCCTGTGTCTCCTGCCGCGCTTTCTCTACGGCCTCCTCGACCTCATGCTTGCGGCGCCTTGCTGCGTTTTTTGAGCGCTGCTCGGGAGTGAGCTCGGGCGATTCGCCCTTGCCAACTTCGCCCTCTCCAGCATCGCCATCGGCATCATCTTCCGGATCCGTGTCTTTATGTTCCGGCGCGTCCTCCTGATCCTGCGCTTTTCCGCCATCCCCGGAAGCCGTTCTGCTCCCGGGCGCAGGTTCCGTGCCAGAGCCGGCGCTCTCTCCCTGGCCGCTTGTGTCCACCCCAAAAACCTCGTCGTAATTGATCTCTGCTCCCATGATGTAGTCCTCTCTGGATTTTTTCCCTATCCCTGGGTGTTGGATGTTCCCCTGTCCCTTGGGTGTGTCCGGGCCTCTTCCCGGCAATTCCCGCTCGAATTGGATCTGCTATTTCGCGCCGTTTCGGAGATCGTCGCCGGTCTTCACCGTACCTTTCTTCGTGTCGGCAATCTGGTTGGGCGCCTTGACGCTCTGGGTGCCGCTGTTTTTGATCTTGCCGATGTATCCGCTGTTCGACATCCTGGTCTCCTCCCTTCTTGTGAGTATTGATAAGCCGCCGAAGCGGAAAATCTCTTATCGGCCCTGCGCTGCCGCCTTGGCAGCCTGTCACGCCTCGGTGCTCTCGCGGCCGGTCGGATAAGCCTGCTCGTCTCCCGCACAAACAGCCGCACTTCGTGCGTCTTGGTTTGCGCGCTCGCTCGGCCACTTATCCTCCCTGCTCAAGCATTCGGCGCTTCGCGTCCCGCCTGGCCTGTTCCTCGACGGCCGCGACCACGTCCCGCTCGGCAGCCTGAGCTGCCTGTTGCTCGGCCTGTCCGCCTGCCGGTGGCGTCTGCTGCTTCCGGACAGCTTCCTGCTGCGCTGCCAGCATCTCCGCCTGCTCTTGGGCCGCCAGCCGCTGCTGCTCCAGCTTGTTCTCCAGATACGCCTTTGTTTCACTGGCGCCCGGGTAATGCAGCGTCTCCATCTTTGTCCAGTACAGGATGAGGGTTTCAATCTGCGTCGGATCTCCGTATGCTCCGGCCTGCAAACTGACCGCATTCTCCTGCCACATAGCTTCCCTGTTGTTTGCAAGCGGCGTGGCGTTGTCGCAGGAAAACAGAAACTGGTCGTTCCAGTACCACTGCCCGGCTGCGTCCTGCTCCAAAAAGTCATATCGGTCGAAGGTTTCATACTGCGTGTCGCCCTTGTTGTCCTTTGCCACGACACTTCTGGGCTCGTCCGCGTATGCCAGAACGAACTTGAAAATAATCTCAAAGAGCTGCGCATAGGCCGCGTCCTTCATCACGCGTTTGCTCTCCAGTCGTCCGGCGGACTGCGCGGCTGGGAATTTCTTGGCCACGCCGGATTGCGCCGTGCTGTCACGCCTGCCCTGGAAGGAGTCTGTGATGCCCAGCGCCTGCCTGGCCTCTTCGTATACCTGGTTGTACATCTGCATCTCATACTGCAGATCACCGGAAAACTCATACACGTCGATCAGATTCTTGTCGGCGGCATTCCCGATGAGCCACGCTTCCCCGTCCTTTGGATTCACGTTGAAGTCAGGTCTGTCCGGCAATGTAATCCGGGTACCCGCTTTGATGAGCCGGTCAATGATTTTTTTGGCCAGCCGGTTCACCGTGTTCTGCTGATCCGTAATCTTGTCCACGTCAGAGTCGCCCAGAAACTGCCCGTACACGCTCACGTTCTTCTGCAGCACCACAGGATACACATCCGGCTTGTAAAACGGGATCTTGGTCGGTTTCATATAGGTCCGGCCGTTTTGGTCGAGCGCAATGGTGCTGCCCGGAATCATCTTCCCGCGCTCGGTGGTATGCTCGACATAGAGCTCTTCAAATTCCTCCACGGATTCCTCAAACTTGTCCGATCCGCAGTACGGGCAGGCGCCCTTCTTATGCGCTGCTTTCGGCAGTTCCGGCGGCAGCTCTGCATCCGCTTCCATCGGCACGCCGGCCGGGTACCGGTTCTCCGCGCCCAGCGTTTGCTCAGCCATCATCATCAGCCTGTGCTGCTGCGTCGGTCCGTCGTTGCCTTCACCCGGATAGTTACCGTCCATCGTCGGCTGTTCCAGCGGTTCCGTGTCCAGCGGCTCTACCGCGCCGCATTTCACGCACCGGCGCAGGCGTCGGGCCTGGTAATCCTCCAGATCCTCCAACTCGGTGTCGTTCACCCAGGAGTAAAGTCCAATCCCGCCGGCGTCGTTCCGGTAATAGCCGATGTACTGCGTCACCATGTCATCTGCAGGCGACGCGTCCCCGGTCGCTTTGATGTCTGGCTCGGACTCACTTTCATCTTCCAGATCCACGCCGTATTTCCGGCGGATATATTCCTTGGTCTGCGGCACCTTCAGGATGACGTAGTCCATGTCTTCGATCCCGGTATAGACGCCGTCCTGCGGAGCCACCTGCTTCGGGTGGACGAGAGAGACTGCCACCTCGCCCACGGTGGTATGCGTGCGACGGGTGTTGTCCCATTCCACCAGGAAGAGGCCGCCGCCCTGAATGGGCACAGTGCGTTCCTGCTGATCGTTCATCATCTCAAACGGCAGCCGGTCAAGCTCATTTCTGAGCATGTCCTCAACGAGCTTTGCCAGCGGTTCGTCCTTTTTCCGGCGTGCTCGCACCTTTGGCTGCGGGATTGTGGAATCTACTTCGCTCTCGATGTTTTCCGCAATGATGTTGCGCACATGAGTCGCCTGGTTATATGTCGCCCCAGTAGCAGATATGGCCTCATAGTCATATTCTGTGAGCGGTGCAATCTCTCGCTTTCCGCGGTAAAGAGCCTCCCGATTGTCCATCGCGGCTTCCACGGCGGAGTATGCCGTCACGCACTCCGCCAGCCGCTCCTGCCACAGCCTTAGATTCACGGCATTCTTCTTGCTTTTTGCCATTTCTGTCCTTCCTCTCTATCTCCTCGGCCGTCCCCACTTCTGGATCAAATACTGCTTATCCCGCTGGCTTGCCCGATTGTAGTCGTCCCACATGTCACGGGTCCACAGGGCTCCCTCCGCCTCTTTGTTTTTCACGCTCATAGAGTGCTGGGGCCGGATGTAGTGTGCGATGGCCAGCGCCATGACACAGTCGTCGTGCGCGCCCTCCTCGGCCTCCGGTCTGAGCTTGGGGTTACGCACAAAAGTGAGCATCTCCAGCAGGGTGTCTTCGTCGTTTATGTTGCTGATCTTGTCCCGCACCGTCTTGACCAGCTCCGCAATGATGACCGGCCGCGTGAGCTTGTTGGTCTGAAAGCCGAATGCATTTTTGATGGTTCCTGTAAAGTCGTCCTCAGTCTCGCGTACATATTGCCGCTGATATCCCATCATCTCCAGCAGCTTCACCGGGTAGGTGGAGAAGTTTGTCTCAATGCCCAGCAGCGCCTCGTTGTAGTAGAGCCCCAGGCAGTACATCTGCCGTGCGTAGACGTCCTCTTCGTACTGGTGGCGGAGCTTGCACACCTGCTCGCCGGTGATGTTGTCCAGCACCTGGCCTACAAAGCAGTCCGATCCGTCTCCCGCGGTGTCTCCGCCGATCACATAAGGCCGTCCGACCTCCGGCAGGCGATACACCTTGACAGGCCCGCTCGCGTCGTCTATCCAGCGGATATTCCTGATATGCACGCCGTCCGGATCTTCGTCATACTCGAACAGCCCCGTTTTCACCGGCGGCTTAATCTGCCCCAGCCGGGCGGAGACCAGCTTTGCGTCAAAAACCGTCTTGCCTGTCACGCCCCATTGGTTGAGGCAATAAACCATGTAGTAATACTCGTCGGTGTCCTTGAAGCTCTCCAAAACACGGATGGACTCCTCGTCCAGAAATCGGTTGTCCTTGTAGGTGCTGTTGTGCACGGTCGCCCGCGTCTCCCGCTTGTCAAAAAACCTCTTTTTCAGCCAGTGCATAATGGAAATCGGGTTGAAGGTCAGGATCATCTGCTTGTAGAATTCCGTCTTTCCGCGTAGGCGGATGTCCAGCTGGTTGAAGTCTCCCTCCAGGAGCTCGCTGGCCTCTTCGATCCATATCCCTGTGATCCCGAAGATGGACTTCAGCTTTTCCACGTTATCCAGGCCGGAGAAGAAGATCTGGCTCCCGTTTTTGAATTTCATGTACATATCGCTGCTCTCGCCCTTTGGGATGTACTCAATGGCGTCGGCGTAATATTCGTAGGCTTGCTTTTTGAGCTGGTCAAAGCAGCTCTTCCGGAGACTCTTATCCACCTTCCGGCACACCAGCCAGCGGTGGCCCGGCTCACTTGTCACCCGCTCGAGTACCTTCCGGCCGGCGAAA